CCTAAAGAGGGTTTTGGTCGTAAGGCTGCTTTCTCTATGTCAGAAGCAGAGCTTTTTGATTATACTCTTCTTGAAAAAGACTTAAATACTATAGAAGATATTTTCTATAGACTTGAGTTAGACCCTGACGCACAAGAAAGTATTTCTGCTGCTAAAGCGGCTGGTCAAACTACAACTGAAATAGCTAATGGTCTTATTGATAGAGTGACAGGTGGTGCTTTTGCTATAGCAGGAATGCCAGGTGATGTAGAAGAGGTTGCTCCTTTAATCGAGTCTATGTCTAAGCTACTTCCTCAATATAATACAATAGATAAAGCAAAAGAGTATTTAAAGTATGGTGGTATCTTAGGACAGAGAGCAGCAAATGCTATTATTGATGCTTATGCTGAAGAGTATAGTCAAACTGTACTACCTTTCTTAGAAGGGTTGACTGGTGCTGACTTCTCAGATTCTAAAGAATACTTAACAGGTGTTATGGATAATGCAGCTATTAGAGCTGAAGAACTAGTAACAGCTCAGAACGAGTTAAAGGTATTTGCTACTTACGATGAACTTATTAATACTAAGAGAGCTGCAACAAATAAGATAGCTGAGTCTTATATGGATAAGATTATGTCTTCTGGAGCAACACCTGAGCTTGCAGCAGAAGGGCTTAAGTATTATGAAGATAAGCTACAGTCTCTTAAAACAATGAAGAGTCAAGGTATTCCAAGAGATATTTTTGGAGTGCAAGAGAAGAAGCTTGAAGATAATATTATTAAACTAAAGGAACTAAGTAATGGTGCGAATACTAGTGCTAGTGGATTTCAGTTTATCTCTTTAGCACAAGCATCTGATGTAGTACCTGAAGGGACACAAACAATAGCTCCTATGAACTCTACAGAAACTTCTTTTGTAAGTATGTTAAAGACTGAAGAAAATTCTATTAAAGCAGGATACAATAAGAATACAGATAAATGGCTACCACACACTTCTCCAGAAGGAGGTACTGATACGATTGCTTACGGACATAAACTATCAAGTAAAGAAGATTCGTCTGGAATTATTGATATTAATGGTAAGAAAGTTAATTACAAAGCAGGACTTACTCCTGAGCAAGCTGAAATGTTATTAGTACAAGATATGGCTAACTCTGAGAAGAAAGCCCAGAAATATTTTACTAAAGCTGAGTGGAATAAAATGCCTAGAAAGGTACAACTACTAGCTACAGAACTTGAGTTCAATGTTAGGAAAGGCTTAAAGGGTTATCCTACGTTTGTAAAACTAGCTAAAAACCCTGCTACAGTAGAAGATGCAATAACTGAAATAGGTAGAACTTATACTGATGAGCAAGGTAATAAAGTATCCTTATCGAAAAGAGTCGGTGCTATAACTGACTGGTACAAAAATAATTAAGGAGATTAAATGTATATATCAGAAGAATTTTTGGCAGATGTGCCAGAACAACAACCAGAAGGAAGGGAGTCTACGTTTAGAGATTATCTAAATGTTATGAACCCTTTTGTATTCCACCACGACCATCAGGACTTGTATGGTGCAAAAGATGACCCTAACTTTATGTTGTTAGACCATTCTGATTATCTCTCTGGATTATCTAAAGATGAGTTTGATGCTGCTCTAGGCTCAAACTCTGAAATGGATATGTATCAAAAAGTAGATAAGATTAAGGCTTACAATGAACACATAGAGGCTATGGCTAATGATTCATTAGGTGTTAAGGTTACTCTGGGGTTACTAGCAGGTGCTACTGACCCTATTAACTTTGTACCTGTTGCTGGTGTAGCAGCTAAAGTATCTAATACTATCTCAACAGCAACTAAGGCTGCTTCTATACTAAAGGATGCAGCTATACTAGGTGCAGTAGGTGCTGGCTCTGCTGTGGCTTCTGAAGCCGTTGCTGATGCTTATGATATGCCTGCTGACTACGCTAATGCTTCTATGTATGGTTTTGTCTTTGGTGCTGGTGTAGGAGGGGTAGTATCCTCTCTTAAGAATGCTCGTTCAGATAGAGCTATCAGTATATTACAAGATGACCCTATTACTAAACACGATACAGCAGCTTTACCCAAAGAAGGTGATATGCCTACTGTAGATGCTAACGGTACACCTGCTAGAATCAAACCTTTCTTTGGTAGATACTGGGATGTGTTCCGTTCTCCTGTTGCTATAGGGTATCAATCTAAAGTAGATGATACACGTAGATTATTTGCACAGTTAGTTAATCCTCATACATCTAAAGATGGTCAGATTAATAGTAAGTCTGCTCTTGATATTAAGATTAGAACTAATGGTGATTTAAACTCCGCTAGACTAGACTTAGGTGATGACTATAAAGCTGCTGCAAAGCAAGGGTATACTGGTACAATAGATGAGTTTACTAATGATGTTGGAGCTGGGTTTATAGCAAAAGCTAATAAGCAAGAGATTGATGTAGCTAACGATGTAGACTATAAAGCTATTAGAAGTGAACATAAAACTAAACTAGCTTCTTTAGAAAACGAGTTAGAAAAAGTACAAAAGGCTCTTAAGAAGTCTCCTGATAATTTAGAACTTAAGACTAAAGGTAAAGAGCTTGATGCTAGGATTGCTGATGAGACTGCTTCTTATCGTAAACAGACTGATATGGTATGGGAAAGACATAGACCTGTACTTAACAAGTATGAGCAGAAAGTAAATACTTATTTTAATACTATGTTAGAAAGAAGTCAAGCTGTAGATATGCCTGAGCTTACTGGTATCTCTACTAACAGATTGTACTTCCCTAGACAGATTGACAACATTAAAGTTCAAGGTGCTAATCCTGAAGAGGCTCTTGCTAAGGTTAAACAAGCTATTGCTACTCACCCTAAGAACTCTGGTATGGATGAAGCTCAGTTAGATGAAGCAGCTAACTACTATTATAATAATATGGTAGATAATGCTTTTACAGAACAGTCTTATACCTTTATGGTAAGTTCAAAGAAGTTTGGTTCTGACTCATCATTAAAAGGGCGTAAGGTTTATCTTAATGCTGAGGCGATGATAGACTTATTTGATACAGATGCTTTTGAAGTAATGGGTAAGTACCATTATTGGCAGAGTGGACAGATTGCTACACGTGAGGCTATTCCTGAGTTACAAGGTGTACCTATTGATAAGATGATGGAAACCTTTAGAGAGGTTAAAGTAAACCCTCTTAAGAAACAAATGAATATGGCAGGACTTAGTAACAAAGAACGCTCTCTTATGCAAAGGGAAATACAAGCAGCAGATGATGTTATGCGTGACCTGTTAGGTTCTTTACGTATCTCAGGTCAAGATAGTTCTTTACCTTGGGTAACTACTCGTTTACTTACATCAGCTAACGCTGTTACTATGTCTGGTCAGATGGGTTTACTTAACTTACTAGAAGTACCTGCTGCTATGTGGGCTACTAATACTACTCAACTGTTTAATAAAAGGTTTGGTAAGTCTTTAGCTGAGGCACATAAAGCAATCTTCTCAGGTAAGTATAGTGATTTCCAAAGAGAGTTAGTACTATTAGGTAACTTAACTTCTCTTATTGATATACATAACCTTAACCGTATGACAGATACACAAGGTGTATTTAACGTAGGTCGAGTTGAAGGACAAGCTAACCGTTTAGTTAATGGTGTGTTTAAGTACAATGGACTACGTAGTTTACAAGCATCCAACGAAGCTATGGTAGCGGCTAACCTTATTAATAACATTACTAAGTTTAAGCCAGGGAGTGAAATGAACTATCTTAACAAGTATGGTTTATCAGAAGCTCAAGTACTACATATCCAGAAACAGTTAAATAAGTATGGGGATATTCAAGATGGTAATGTACTGTCTATGGGGTTATCTAAGATGGATAAGGATGCAGCAGATGCTTTAGGTACTGCTGTTACTAGAGCTATACGTACTGGTGTTATCCAAGGGGATACACTTAACGTACCTAGATGGCTACTTATTCCTACTCCTATGCGTAAGCTTATGTTCCAGTTCTTTAGGTATCCTATGGCAGCTCAAGAGCAGCTAATGGCTAGAGGTTGGAATGAAGACAAAGCAGGATTACTTGCTACGACAATAGGAAGCTCTATGGCTGCTATGGGTCTATTCTATCTTATCGAACAAGCTGAGATTGCTAGTGGTGTTAAACATCCAGCAGATGCTAAGTACAGTTTAACTACTGAAGAAGGTCAGATTGCTCTACTAACTAAAGGATTATCTTATACTGGTACTCTATCTGGTCTATTTCTAGCTAAAGATATGTCAGAGTCTATGGCAAGTGTTGCTGGTGAGAAATTACCTTGGCAAGAGTATGGTGGTAAAGGAGCTAGTGATATTCTCTTAGGTGCTTCAGCCTCAAGAGTACAGAACACAGCTACTATTATTGCAGAAGGGATTAAAGGACAGTTTGATAGTGAGGCTTCATTAAGAGCTTACTATGACTTCTTTGTTCCATTAGGTAATGCTCCTATTGTTGGACAAGGACTTAAAGACTTACTACTAGACCAAGCTACTACTTACGGAGATTAAAATGGCAAAAGCTAATCGTATAGAAGTTGAAGCGTTACACAATCTTCTATGTATGTATTATGCTGACCAACTAGGTTCAGGCGAAGAACTTTCGTCTGGAACTCTGGCAGCTATTAACGCATTTTTAAAAAACAATGATATAAAGGTAGACGTAATGGAGCAAGACTCTCCACAGAATTTATCTAATCTATTACAGAATTTAGTTACTGAAGGAGTTTCACAGTAATGGCAACTATTACAGACCTACAAAATAACATATCAGGGCTATCCTTTCGTACTACACTTAACGATAACTTTGATAACTTAAACAATGATAAGGCAGAGGTAACGGCAGTTACAGGTATTAATACAAGATTAGTAGGTGCAGAAGCAGATATTACTTCTATTGATACTAGAGTGACTGCTGCTGAAAATGCTATTGTAAATAGTACTGTTAGTATTAATGACTTAGAAGCACTTCAAAGCTTTAATTATACTACTATCCAAAACTACACAGTACCTACTACTACGTACTCTAATGTAATTAGTGATACCTATTCTTCATTAGAAGCAGGTACTTACTTACTAACATTATCTATGATGTATACTTTAAATAGTAACAACACAGGCGTATTCTTTAGATTCTCTACAGATGGTGGTAGTACTTGGAGTCCAGAGGTTAGACACGAACCTAAAGATATTACAGATACTAATGTTGTATCTTACCATCAAATTAAAGTCTTAGGAGCTGGTGACTTTAATGTTGTTATTCAAGGACGTAAAGAATCAGCAGCGGATACTGCTGTTGTTTTAGAAATGACAACTGCCTTAGAGCGTAAGGCTTAATATAAAGCTCACTGAGAGGACTTCTCCTGTTAGCCTATGCATTGGTATAGGTTAATGGAAGAACTCTTCCCTTAGGGGTATAGAATTGCGTTAAAGGAGATATTATGCAATCAGATAAAAGCCATTTAACTAATAATGGTCAATTAGATAAAACAAGATTAACTAAGTTAGTCAATAGCTTTCCAGATTACTTAGAGTATGTATACAGTAATATTAGTCTGCCTAGTCCTACACCACTTCAGAATCGTGTGGCTGAGATTATAGGGGCTAACCCAGACCGTCTTATCTTAGAGGCGGCACGTGGTACAGGTAAGTCTTGGATTGCTTCTATCTATACTACGTGGAGATTACTACGTAACGTAGATGAAAAGATACTTATTATATCTGCCTCTGGTGTTAAGGCTATAGAGATTGCTACCTTTGTACGTAGATTGTTTGAAGAAGTACCTCTACTATCCCATATTAAACCAGGAACAGAAAACAGAGACAGTGTACTAGCCTTTGATATTCAAGGAGCTAAACCTTCCATTGCACCTTCTGTAGCGGCTGTAGGTATTACAGGTCAGATTACAGGTAGACGAGCAACCCTAATACTAGGGGATGATGTGGAAGTACCTGCTAACTCTGCAACTGAGTTGATGCGAGAGAAGCTAGTACAACAGGTATCCGAGTTCGAGGCTCTACTAATACCAGATTTACCTAGCAGTGTATTGATGTTAGGTACACCTCAGTCTATGGAGACTATATACAATAAACTTACCTACCCTACTGTTATCCTACCTGCTCAAGTACCAGAAGCCCCTGAGATATATGATGGTAAACTAGACCCTTGGATACTAGAGCAAGGTGAAGCTGGGGATGCTACAGATAAGGTACGTTTCCCAGATAACGTACTAACAGAACGTAGAGGGTTTATGGGAACTGCTAACTTTAAGTTACAGTACAACCTAGATACTACTTTATCTGATGCAGAAAGATTCCCTCTTAAGTTAAGAGACCTTATAGTACACCCACTAGATAAAGAAGAAGCACCTCTTAGTATTACCTACTCTGGTAGCTCAGATAATATCATAAAAGAATTACCTAATTACGGGTTTACTGGTGACTACTATCATAAGCCCCTTAGGACGCACTCAGAGTACGCTCCTTACGACTTTAAGATAATGTCTATAGACCCAGCAGGTAAGGGTACAGATGAAGCCACCTACGCAATCCTAGGCGTTCTCAATGGCTATGTATATCTATTAGATGTAGGTGGTACTAGAGAAGGCTTCTCAGATGAAGCTTTACTATTCTTTGCTAACAAAGCTAAAGAGCATAAGGTTAATACTATTGTACCAGAAGCTAACTGGGGTGGTGGTATGTTCTACAATCTATTTAGTAAAGTAGTAGCTGCTGTATACCCTTGTACTATTGAAGAAGACTTTAAGGTTAAGGGACAGAAGGAACTACGTATTATTGAAAACATAGAACCTCTAACCTCTAACCATAAACTAATAGTAAACTATGACCTGATACAGAAAGATGCTGAAATGGTACAGAAAGAACCTACTAATATAGTATATAGTTTAATACATCAATTTACCCACCTAACTAGAGATAGACAATCCCTAGCACACGATGATAGATTAGATGCATTAGCTATAGCTTGTCAGTATGTGAAGGATATGGTAATGGTAGATACAGAGAATACTATTAACCAACTAGAGAAACAACGTATTGAACAATTCTTGAATGAAAAGATATACGGAAAAGTTAGTACATCTAAGCCTAATTACTTAGATAATTACTAACCTAGAAAGTGATTATAGAAATCTGCTGTAAGTTTATGAATACAAAGGGAATTGATAGGAGTCACTACCATAGGGGGAAGCGAGGGAAAAAAGCTTACCTTATAGTAGTAGTAGAGTATAGGTAGTAGTATAAGTAATAGTATAGGATACTGAAGAACGTAGTGATGAAGTATCCGTACAGGGATACCTTCAGTATCCCTACTATACTACTACTACCTTAAGACTCCATTAGTAACTATACTACTACGTATACTATTACTAATACTCCCTTAATACCCCCGAATACCTATTACCTACCTACCACCTACTACATAACAATACCACACAATAGTACCGCATATCTAGGCACTGATACTCTCTTCGTTGCAAGTACTACATATCTAAGCACCGAAAAAATACCACAAAAATCTCTGAGGTGTCTCTCTTATACGCGCCCCTACGAATCCCCCCATAGCCCCCCCTTCAACTTGGCATAGTTCTTGCTGTACTACACTTGGCATAGTTCTTGCTGTACTCTATACATATTATGTTAAATTCAAATAACTTTCCTTACTGTACTATATATCCGCTTATCCACATACGTTCATATGTACCCCTTTAGTCAAAGTTGGCACGATTCTTGCAT